CCGCCCACCGTCTCCATCCGCCGCCGGTCGATGTGCTGTTCCGGGTCGATCTGGAATACCTTGCCGGTGGCGTCCATGCCCACGTTTCCTTCCTCGTTGGCCCGGAAAATGGCGTCCTGCTGGGCCTCCGTCATGGTATTCAGGTCCGCCCGCTTCCTCCCGAACAGAACCTCGGAGAGAATGTCCCGGCTTGCCCCGTTCTTGACATTTTTCGCCCCCTGTGCTATGCTATCATTAGCATTGAGGGGACGCGTACCCTCAACAGGGCTTGACACCGCAGAGGAAGCCGTAGGTTCTGGACCTACCAAGCTGGCCTCTGCGGGGGCCATGTCCATAGACGCCTGAGATTGTGTCCCAGCGTCACCATTGGTGGCAAGGCTGGTTGGATTGGCACGATCCCCGGCGTCTATTTTTATAACGTTCCCGTTCGCGTCAATCACTTCATGCAGATAAAATCGGTTTTTGCTGGTGCGCTTTACAACGGCAGCTACATAAGCAGTTTCGCCGTCCATAGTGACCGGGGCGGCAAATACATAGCCGTCATAGGGGCGTCCTTTCCAATTCTGCTGGAAATCAATTTGCTGCCCGCGCCGGAGCACTTCCGGAATGGCGGGGATCACGGCGGCCTTTGCCCCGCCTACGCCATGGCTCAAATCGTCCTTCACGGAACGCCCGTTGATGTCAATGTCTCCAAAGCCGGGTCGAGACACGACCCCCTTAATGGCCTCAAACATTTTCCTTGCCTTTTCAGCCATGGTTCGGCCCTCGACAAATGGGATTGCTTTGGAGGATACGGTCGATACCGGCTCTGTGCCGTTAAGCCCCGGTATACTCTCTCGCAGCCGTTCAACGATCTGCACTGTCTCGCCCTTGTTTGCCGCCGTCTCCACACCGGAGGCGGCGTTTTGCGTGCCCTCTGCGGCGTTTGCGGGGGTGGGGGTATCAATACCCTCCCGCACCTCCGGGCGTACCTCCTGCGTGGGCTGTGCGTCCGCCTGACTGCTTCCACGCTGTCGGATGACGTCAGCGCCCGCGCCGATGCCGCCCATGGCCGCGCCCACCGCCGCGTCATACAGCGCCTCGCTCAGATCAAACCGGGCAGAGGGGTCATAGGTGGCCCGCTGCAAGATGGGCTGGAAAACGTCCTCGATAAATTCCTCGCCGCCCTCGGAGATCATGGAGAGGGCCACACGGCCCGCCGCGCTGTTGTTCAGTTTGGAAAGCGCACCGCTGATGGCGTTGTCCAGAACGCCGCCGCCAAACGCTTTCTTGAATGGGCCTGCCACGTTGCTGATCTTCTCCGTAGCAAGGCTCAGAGCACCGCTCCCCAGCCCGTAGGCAAGCTGCTTGCCATAGGTGGCCCCGGCCTGTCTGGCCTGTTGGGCGCTGCTCCCGGCGGAACGGGCCGTCATCAGAGCGAGACCGGCTCCGGGGATCACGGTGCTGGCCGCCACGTCCCCCGCCATCTGTACGCCCTGCACGCCAAGATCCACGGCGAACTGGCCCACCGGCCCCAGCCCTTCCTTGGCCTGCGCCACATCCGCGGCGGAGCTTTTGGACAGACGGTCGGCCTTCTGATACGCCTTGTCCGCCACTGCCTTGTCGGACTGCTCCACCGCCTTGGTGTAGCCCTCATGGGCCGCGATCCGCCGCTTGGCGCTGGCAAGGTAGCCCTGCACCTGCTTTACGTCCTTCGCGCTCATGGCCCGTCCGTTGGCCCACTTCACATCCCGGAGCATCTTTTCATACCGCTTCACCGCGTCATGGTCGCTTTGCAGGGAACCCCCGGCGTTCTGGTTGGCGATCCGGGTATTCAGCTTCCCGGCCCCCTCTGCCAGCACACCGCCCAGATTTGTATAGGCGGAGCCGACGGACTTCGCTGCGCCGGAGATCACCTTCCCCACACGCCCGTTATCAAGGGATGGGATGAGTGTCCCGCTTTGCTTCGTGTCCGCAAGCAAGCGGCTGTTGGTCCCTGTTTGCCTCCCTACATTGTCCATGGGCTGCGGGTAGCGGGTGGTGCTTTGGGTAAGGGTGGCGCTCTGTGCGCCGGTCTGCTGTGTGGTCTTTGCGGCGGCCTTTGCCCCGATTTTCGAGGTGTCGCCAATGACCTTGAAGCCTCCAAGCGTCCGGCTGCTCCCATTGGAAGAAGGCGTGGGGCTTGTCTGCCCCGCGCTTCCTTTTTTGCTGCCTGCTCCGATTTTGGAGGTATCGCCAATTACCTTAAATCCGCTTAGTGTTTTTGCCATACTGGTGCACCTCTCAGTAAGAAATCCCGTACTGTGCCAGCAGGTTCTGGACCTCCTGCTTCTGGCTGGCGGAGAGCTTTCCATAGTTCTTGGTAAGCCAGTTGTATGCCCGGTCCACATTGCCGTTACTCAGATCCGTGTTCAGGCTGGTGGCCGACGCTATGAAAGCGCCCTGCGTCATGCTGCCGGTGCTGCTTCCGCTGCCCCCCTGATACTTCGCCCACGCTTGATCAGCTGTCAGGCCGCCTGCGGCCTTCTTGGAGTTCTTGCCCCACTTGCCGTCCTGAGACACGCCGTAGTATTTCTGGAGCTGCTTCACCTGCTGATTGGTCAGGGAGCCGTTGGAATAGCTGCCCTTCTTGGCCCCGGAGGTGGTGCTGCCGGAGGGCCCGCCGGAGGTCAGCTTGCCGGTGCCGTACAGGGCATCATAGGCCCCCTGCCCGTAATAGTAATCGAAGGCGGAGATCACGTCATCCGTCACGATGCCGTTTTTCAGCGCGGACTGTACCTGACTGGCGGTCAGATTGGGTTTTACCACGGTACTGCCGCCGGAAGAACCGGAGCCGGAGCCGCCGGTCTGCCCGCCGTACTTGGCGTACAGGTTCTGCTGCCGGACGTATTCCTCGTACAGGGCGTTTGCCAGCTCCGCGTCTCCCGTGGCCTCTGCCTTGGCAATGGCGTTTCGGTACTCCGTGTCAAGCTGGCTCCGTTGGAGGTCGATGGCCGCCGTCTTTTCCGCCTGCTCCCGGTCGATCTGTGAGAGGTTCTGTTGGAGTGCGATGTCCTGTGCCAGCGCCGCTTGTCCGGTGGTGCCGGTGTTCAGGCCGTTTGCCACCGCCATCTCCTGAAATCTGCCCCGGCTCAGGGCGTTCTGGTTGGCCGCGCTGTTCCGGGCAATGTCATACACCGGCGCGATCTGTGCACGGCTGGCATCCAGCGTGGCGGTGTTCTGCTCGTAAGCGGATTTCAGCGCCGCCAGCTCCGCCGCTACTTTCTTGGCGTACAGCTCTTTTAAGTAGTCGCTGCCGTCCCCAATGTCAAAACTCACGCCGGTCTGCGATGTGGAGAGATTACCGGACGGCGTACCGCCTGCGTTGATGTCCGTGACCCGCTGCTGCTGGCTGTATGCCGGGGTCCCGTAGCCGGGTGTACCAGCCTGTGCGCCGCCATTCGCGGCCATGAAATCGCCGAAAGACTGCACCTTGCCGTTGGCCTGTGCGGAGGGGGAGGTGTCCGTCCCCATGAGATAGCGGTAGTAAGCCAGCTCTGCGCTTTCCGGGCTGTTGTCCAGCCCAAGGCGTTTGCGCAGATCATTCACGGCAGACAGCGCGCCGCTGTCCGTCACATAGCCGTTCTTGTCGATGGTGTAGCCGTACCCGGCACGGATGGCGTTTGCGGCGGCGTTGGCCTGATCTCCGGTGATCTCGCCCCGCTGTAGCCGGTTGCGGATGTCCGTGATCTTGGAGCGGTCCAGTGCGGACAGCATCTCGTTGTCCGTCCACGCACCGCTCTTGCCGTAGCTGCCGTTTCCAGCGTTGATGTCCTGATGGGGGGTGTAGTCCGCCGCGCCCTTCACCGCCTTGTAGGCATAGCCGTTATCGTCATAGAACACGGTATAGCCGTTGGACACCTGATACCGGTTCGCCAGATCTTCGCGGCGGCTCATGTCCGCGCCGACCCGGTACGATACGCCGTTTTGCTTGTAGTTCTTTACCTCGGAATTGCTGGTGGGCGTCCCGTAGATGCCGCCGCCATTGTCCTTGCGGTCGTAGGTATACCCTCCAAAGGTCCCCTGAGAGCTGCCGCCGGAACTTCCGCTGTTCCCCCGGTTGCTGGACCCGCCGTAGGTCTGAGAATACGTCTTGTCGGAGCCGATCATGTTCGGCTCTCTGCCGCCGTACTTATCGTCGATCTTGTTCTGCCGCTCCTGAGTCAGCCGGTCCCGCTCGGAGGCCGACAGGTCCGTCCGCTGAAGCTCCTTGGAGTAGTCCTTGTTTTTATCGTAGTACCCTGCCATACTTGGCCCTCCTTATCCGTTCCAGTCGGCCTGCGATTTGGGGTGAATTTCCCTTAGAAACACCCAATGCAGGCCACCTGCGCTTTGCGTATTTCTGTATTTTGTACAGCAAGAGTGAATGCTGCCACGGTTAATGCCAGTCTTTCTCTCTGCGTCTCCACACGATAAATAAGATTCTCCTGTTTCAACGCAGACAACAGGAAATCCCCTCGTCTTGCTGAATTTTTCGGCGCGTCCCCCATAATTTTTGTTATATTTTGCAGTACACCATTCAAGGTTGTCTGCGTGGTTGTTCCCCCGGTTTTCGTCAATATGGTTTATTTCTGGGTATTGAAGCGGATTTGGTAAATATGCCATAGCCACAAGCCGATGCACATAATACTTTTTGGGCTTCCCACCGATGCACACGCAAACATTTTTGTAGCCGTGGCCGTTGTCCATTTGCTTCAAAATTTTTTTGCTTTTCAGACTAAAAACTTCTCCGCTTTTGCTCACCGCATAATCACCGTTCAAAATGGTCTTTAACCCGTCCAATCGGCTCTCTCCTCTCTTGTATCAATGTGGGTAAAGCCCTTCTGACTGTATACGCCCACGCCGCCCCAGTCCGGCATCAGCTCTCTTGCGTAGGCCGCCACCGTCTCCGGCGTCTGGCCTTTCACGGTGATGTCCGCCGCCGTGCCGTAGCAGTGCTGCGAGTGGGCCACGCCGCCCACCTTGGTATTGTACTGCGGTGTCCGATACCCACTGTTGATGGTCACAGCCGCGCCGAAGTGACTGCGGATGCTTTGCAAAACCATCACCAGCCGGGGGGCCACCAGCACAGCGTCGCTGCCGTCCCCGCAGGCAAATTCTTTCACTTTAAAATGGGTGGACAGCTTTTTGCTGCCGTCCTTCGCCTTGGAATAGGCGTTGATCTCTACCATAGGTTTCTCTCCTTCCGGCTCACACGCATCCCCGCTTTTCTTTTTCCATACAAGAAAGAACGGGATCACCCGTCCATCCCCGGTAAAGCCCTTGCCGTCCTTGTCCATGAAGCAGGTAGACCCGCCGCCGTCCATCATAATGGCATTGTCCCAGCCGGACGCTGCCAGCAGGTCACGGAGCTGTTCCGGTGTCCGCCGGTCACGGCTCACGTAGTAGGCGAACCGGCCATTCTTGGTGCCGATGGCCGTCCGGGGTGCGCGGTACTTCATATCCGCTCCGCAGGTGACGGGGTATATTTTCTTCCCATCGATAATAAGGTGAACGCACTCCATGTAATTCCGGTCCTTGTTGGGCACGGTTTTTACGCCGAAGTCTGCCGGGGTGTCCCAGCTGATGGCCCATGCCCGGTAATTGGGGGCCTTGTAAACCTTACCGTCTGCCTTTAAATGACAGGCGGGCTGCTGGTTCCGCAGGAAGATGGAGCCATTGCAGATAGCGTCCCCGCCCGCCTCCGCCAGCATCTTCTTCAGGTTGGCCGTGGTGGAGCGGAGACGCCGCTTATTGAAATAGATTTTCAAAAATTGGAGGTCGGAGAGCGGGACTGTGCCCGCTCTCGTCATCATGTCCCGGCCTCCTGCTTGCCCTCGTCACTGGCCTGCCGGATGGCGTCCAGCATATTCTTCACAAAGGCCGGGTAGGGAACGCCCATAATGGCCGTGTTCTCTAAAATACTCAATCCCTCATTGGCGATGAAGAACATACAAACCGCGTCTCTCACAAAGTCGCTGGATGTAGCTTGGTCTAACAGCGCCCCCATCCAGACAAGCGCCAGTTCTACGCACTTCTTCGCAAGACCCTTGAAGCCTGCATCGGAACTCAGCGCCCCGGTGCTGCTCTTCCCGGACTTGTGCCAGATCGCCGCCACCAGCCAGCCCGTGGCGTAATCCAGCACCATAAAGCAGATCAGCACTTTCAGCGCCATATCCAAGCCGCCCAAAGCCTGCGCGATGACGGAGCCGGTTGTTGCCAGCGCCGCCAGAATCAGATTTTTAATATGTACTGCGTTCATAGCTTTTGCCCTCCCTGCACAGTGCTTCAGTGGTTCACCCGCACGGCCTTTACCGGGTTTCCGTTGGCGTTGTAGGTCACCTCATAGCGGCCCTCGGCAACGGTCACGGTCATGGTCTGGCCCGCCAGCTCCGGCTTGTACCGCATGATGTCACAAAGATGCTTCACGTCCTCCGGCTCGGTTTCTGCGGGGATGAAGCCCTCAGCCATTTCCTTCTCAGACCAACCGGCAATACCACCGTCGGGGTTTAAATGGAAGTTGGCACCGGCCTCCTTCAGCTTGGTGTTGATAACCTCGATGCTCTCGCCGTTCTTCTTGCCCTCGTTGATGATCTCGGCAAACTTCTTCTCCATAGTGTTTCTCCTTTCAATTTTTACGGCTTACTCAGCCGGTTTCATTTGTATCTGTGGGTCCTGCCGGAGGATTAAACCTCCGGCTTTCCTCCGTTACTTCACGCCCATCAGCAGCTTGGTTTTCCCGTCAAATAGCGCATTGCCAGGGAGAACCAAAGCGGGGCGAACGCCGCCCAAGTTGAATGCGCTGCTGCCGTTGTAGCTGCCATTGGAGCTGACGCCACACACGAGGTTGGTGTAGTTGGTGTCCGGGGAGCGGAGCCACCAGTCGGCGGCCGAGCTGTTCAGGTTCGCAATACGCTTGTTGTTGGCGGACGTGCCGGTCCCAGACTCAAAGTAGGACAGCTTCGCGCCATCCACCGGGAAGTAGCTGTAGTCGCTGGTCGTCCAGCCTACTTCGTAGCCAGACAGCAGGAAAATCTTGCAGAGCAGGCCGTTAGCACCGCTCTGATCCGAGCCGCCGGAACCACCGTTCTTGCGATACGGGAGCTTTACCTGCTTGATTGCGTCCCTGATGTTGCTCTCAAACAGGTTGAGGAACGTTTTATTCAGATAGCTGTGGATGGTACTGTTCTCCAGATTGTTCACATTCGAACTGTTCCATTGTCTGTTCTCGTAGATGTCTTTCATCAACAGCCACGTTCCGTCACAGCTTGCGTCATACAGACTGCTGTTTTCCGGGATGCCCTGATTGACCACCAGATATTCCACCGCCGTGCCGCCCTCCATCAGCTTCACGGCGGAACCCACCGCAAGGCTGGAAGCCAGCACCCCCGTCACCGGTGCTTTCAGCGTCGGCACAATGCCACTCATAATCACTCTGCCCATCATGCCGCCTCGCTTCCTGTAAAGGCCCCTGTCCCGGCGTTGCCGTAGAACTTGTGTTGAACAAGGTCGTACATTCCTACATCCCCGGAGTCTCTAAGGATGGGGATAAAGTCCCGGATGAGCGTTCCATTCTCCCAAACCTTGCAGTAGTACATTCTACCAACGAACTTTTCTGACACAACCCCACTGCGATTCACGGCTCCAAGACAGACGTTCGTTGGTGTCTGGAACGCAGATACGCCCGAAGCTGTCCAGATGGTTCCGCCGTTCAATTTCAGCGTGTTCTTGTCAAGCGTAAACGTATCATAGGCAGAACTGTAAGAAACGCCGATAGTGCCAGAGACAGTTCCAACAACGGGAACCGCAATCGTACTGTTGATCCAGATACCGAAAGCGTCCTGTGCCCACGCCTTATCCGCACCGAATACGGCGCTGTTGGCGGACTGCTCGTTGTGGAATTTGGCTTCGATTTTCGTGTTTTCGGTGGCCTTGAAACCCGTGTCAATGTACTGAGTACCGCTGTATTGCAGATACGCCAGTCTTGTGTAGCCCTGCGGGGCTGTGTGGGTTTCGCCTTTTCTTAAAAATAAAACTCTGCCCATTTAATCACCCCACTAAAAGCGATGTCCTGCGGTCAAATTTTGCCGTACTGGGTAAGGTAAAACACGGACGGGAGCATCCCTGATCTGTACGAATTACTTCGAGGATTCCCCCTCCGCCCAAAAAACTACCAATACACGCGTGAGCAGTATCACTGATATCTGGCGAACGGGTCCATTGATTTTCAGCGTTCCCGTTAATGGTTGCCGGGATCAATCCGCCCATAGCAAATGCTGACCCTTCCACATTTGCATAAGTGGGAGACGTCCCAAGTTCTGCAATAGATGCCAAAAACACAGCTCGCTCCAGTGTACGCACAGTCATATTGGCGTTGCCGGGGGTAAAATAAAACTTTGTTGTACCGATTAGCCCTCGCGCCGTACTGTCAAGCAAGTTCTTATACGAACCATTTAGCCACACATCAATAGAACTGTTAGCGTAGGTATTGACAGCCGTATTGTTCCATTGACGATAATCGTAAAGCAGTTTGCGAATCAAGCACGTTCGGCCTGTCCCGTTCAGCGCTGGCTCATAATTGTGCTTCGCTACATAGAACTCTGTCGGTGTGCCGTTTTCGTTAATCTTGACTACCTGCCCTTCCGCAATATTCCCCAAGAGGATATCTGCGCTTGGCTTCGTAGCTCTGCACCCGCCAACCACCGTTACATGGCCCATCAGCTCACCTCCGCAACAATGGGGATCGCAACCGTGTTGGCATCCCCGAAGATGGTAAACTTGATGCCGCCGTTGTAGGTCTCGGCAAAACCGTTGGTAATGTACGTCAGATACTGGTTTTCCGCCTCCACAAAGGCGGCGTAATCGTCGCTTGTCCCGCTGCCGGTGTAGGCGTGGTCTACCTTGGCCGTGTGGCTTGCCAGCACCCCCGTAATCGCCACGTTCTGGGTCTTGACCCCGGTGTTGCTGTCCTCCGTCCATGTGGTGCCGATGGTGGCGGTGTAGGTCTTGACGGAGGAAATTTCCGGCAGCTGGCTTGCAGGCACCTTGCCGTCCGCTCCCAGAGACGCCGCGCCGATGGCCGCAGGGGTAATGGGGTCCTTCCCATCCTTCCCGTGCTGGCTGGCGTGTGTGGCCGCCGCCTTGCCGTTGAGCGCCTCTCGGATGTCCGGGTGGGCGGCGTCGCTCTCGTTATGCGCCATTACATAGCCCTGCGCCTCCACCTTGGTAGCGAAGTCACCGCCCACAACTGCCTGTGCCTTCTCTGCCCAATACTTGGCGTTGTCCGTGTCCTCCCCGGGGCGTGTCCCGGTTCCGCCTACGGCCCAGCTTTGAGCGGTTTTGCTGGCAGTCTCTGCGCCTGCGGCGCTTCCAGCCGCCGCCGCCGCTGCCGCGCTGGCCTGAGACGCGGAGCCGGATGCGGACGCCGCCGACTGACTGGCGGAACTTGCCGCGCCGGTGGCCGTACCCGCCGCATCCTTGGCGCTCTGCTCACTGCCTGCGGCCTGAGACGCACTCCCCGCCGCCGCATTGGCCTGTTCCGTTGCCCGGGCCACGATACCGGCGGTCTCGTCGGCTCTGGCCGTCTCCGCAGCCTCTCTCGCGTTTTCGGCGGACACGCGGGAGGCTTCGGCCTCGGACCGGGCTTGCTCCGCGGCTGCCCGTGCTGTTTCCGCAGATACCCGAACTTCCTCCGCAGATGCACGGCCCTGCTCTGCTGCGACCCGCGCCGCTTCCGCTTGCTTGCGGCTCTCCTCCGTGGCATCATCCGTCAGCACTGCCGGGATCAGGGTCTCGTTGATGTACTTCTTAATGATGTTGCCGCCTTCGTCGAACTTGGCTTTCAGCTCCGCACTGGTCAGACCGCCTACGTCGTTCGGTTCGTCATCCAGCTTCTGAATGATATTCAGATCGCCGTCCAGCATCTGGATCTCCAGATTGGAGTTGGCTACCACGTTCAGGTCCGCTGTCAATCGTTTCTCCATTTAAGCACCTACCTCCGTTTTCGGCACTTCGCCGGTCTCGTTGATTTTCCGCTGCAACTGGCCGTATCCGGCCCCGCCCCGAATGGGGACGGCTTCCTCTTCGGCAACAGGCTGTTCGCCCTCTGCTCCCGGCTGACCACCCATCATAGCACGTTCCTGCTGCTGGAGGGCTTGAATTAGTGCCTCCTTGTCGGTGATCTGACCGGCAGGCAGCCGCTTCAGATATTCCACTGTGGAGATCTTACCCTGCATCAGAAGGTTGTCCAGCGTCTGCATGGCCGCGATCTCGCTCCAATAGGAAGCCGCGCCTGCGTCCAGCCCGATGGTGAAGGGGATCTCCTTCAGGATGGAGAAATCAAAGGGGACCACCAATTTGCTGCTGTCATAGGGGTTGGAGATCTCCACATACCGTTCCCCGTAGTACTCGCCCATAAACTCCATGTAGATGCGCCCCAGATCCTCAATGCTCTGCAAAAGGTTCTGCTTCGTCAGCTCCATAGGCGTAGCCGCCGCCCGCTGCAAAGCGATAATGGCAGAGGTGTTGTCCGGGCGGGTATCGCCCAGCGCCACGTCCGACGCGCCGAGGAACTTCTGGGTGTAGCTGATGGCAATATCAATAAACTGGCTGATCTGGGGGGAAATGCTGGCGGGGTCAATGATCTTCGCCACGCCCTCCACGCTTCCGTTTACCGGGATGGCCCCGCCGATCTTGTTTGTCCACTTGGCTACCTTGGTGGAATCGTATACCACCTTCGGATAGGCCAGTGTCATGAGGGAGATCATGGACATGGCGAACAGCTTGTTTACAAAGATCTGGTTTGGCAGGAGGCCGGTGATCATGGCCTGTCCGTGATAGCAGTCCTGCACATAGTCCCAGTTCATCCACGTCAGAGGATAGAGCTTGATGCCAAGGTCCAGATCGCCCCGGATCTCCGCCTGCCGGGTGCACTCGTAGGCATGGACGGTGCCGGTCTCGTCATCCTTCCATAGCCGGAGCAGCACCGTCACTTTGTTCCCGCTGCCGCTCATGGAATCCATGTAGTTGTTTCCGCAGTCCTTGTTGTCCGGCTGGATCTCGTCCGGGTCCTTGCCGTACCGCTTGGCCCGCTTCCGGGCCTCGCTCAGCAGCATTCGCCGTTCCAGAATGATGTAGGGCTGGCTCTGCACGTCCCGGTTGTTGGGATTGCCGAACAAAACCTGCGTATTCATCAGCGCCTCTGTGCGGATGGCGCCCTTGCTGGCCTGTCCGGTCTCCGCCGTATCGTCCCAGTAGGTATACATACAGCCGTCACCGTCCACGGCGGCGTTTCTGGTAAACTCCCGGATGCGCCCGCCGATGCTGTTGTGCTCAAAGATGGACGCAAACTGATCGTTGAGAATGTCAGCCACCAGCTCCAAGGTCTGCGTGTTCCGCTCCCCGCTGGAGGACATGGCCCGCGCCCACAGCTTCAGATTGTCCGTGGAGATATTCGCCACGGAGAACAGCACCACCCGTTTCAGGAAGTTGAATACGGGGGTGGGGAGGCCGTTGCTCTGCACACCCTCCCACTGCTTCCCGATGAAGAAATTCTCGTTGGTCTCCACGCAGTCATAGAGGTCAATGCCGCTGTTGAAGCTGATCCCCGCGCTGTATTCCTTACCGACCCGCTCCGGGGTCATCGTCTGTTTGCTCATGGGTTCACCCCTTTATTTCACATTTCCGGTATAGCGGAGCTGCACGTCCGTCTCCAGAACCGTTGCGGTAGACGATGCCGATTTGCTCTTGAATACCAGCTTGTAGAAGGTGGCCTTCTTCACCTTCATCTTCACCCGCCGCACCTGCGGCTTCCGGTTGGTGCCGAAGGACCAGTGCGCGAAGTCCGCATGGGCAAAAGTGGTCAGGCCGGAGGACACGGTTTTCTCCGGGTAGTCGCTGCGGCGGTTGGTCTCCACCGTCACGTGCACACGGGCGTTGCTCTCCGGCTGGATCGCCACGAAAATAAGCGGGCTGTATTTCAGCACCCAGTCCCGGTCAAAGTCCATGGAGCCGGTGGCCGCGTAGGCGTCAATGTCCTTGCCGTCATCGTTCCGGTACTGCCTGGAAAGATGCACCACGCCGCCGTCGGGCCGGAAGCCGTAGGTCTCCAGCCCTACCTCCACCATGGCCCGGAAGCTCAATCCGGTGTAGAGATACCATGCGTCCGCGCCGTAGTTCAGGATCAGCGCCTTGTCTCCGTACATCCACCAGTATTCCTGCGCCGATTTTCGGTTGAAGGTCCGGGTCTCTGCCATGTCAAAGCCTTGCAGCGTCACCTCTACCCGGTTGCTGATCCGTTCCGCGTTCCGCTCGTCAAAGGTGATATTGCCGCCGGTAGATACGCTCCGCCACCGGTACACCGCCTGATCGTCCAGCGTCAGTGGGTTGTTCTCCAGAATGTCCACCTGCCCCGGAGCCTTGTTGCCGAACTGCCGGTTGACAGGGGTCACGTAAAACGCCGCCGTGGTGACGTCCGTAGCCGTTACCAGCGTGGAATAGCTCATGGAGTAGGTGGCGTCCTGTTTGAATACCACCAGCCGTGCGTAATGACGCACCATGCCGGTGATGGGCGTGTTGGCCTCGCCCACCTCTGCCTCGTACAGATCCGGGAAATATTCCGCCGAAGGCTTACCCGTGGCGGAGTCAATGCCGGAGTAAATGGTCTTGTTGGTGCCGTCTCCGTAGAGGAACACGCGGCTGTCTGTCTGGCCGTTGTAAAGCTCGGAGAAGCGCATCCCAGTCACCTGCGCCCGTTCTCCGTTGCCGCTGCGATAGACCAGCTCCAGTGTGTTGGTCCCGGCGGCTGGGGCGGGGGTAATGGTGAAGGTCCGTGCCTTCAGGTCAGAGGTGTAGGTCTGTGCCGTGTCTCCGATCTTCACAGAGATAATCTCATCCACCGTCTTTTCCGGGATGTGGAAAACCGTCTCCTTGCCGTCCGGGGAATACAGCACCTTTCGCTTGCCCGTCAGCCGGTTCACGTTTTCCAGCAGAAACCCGCCGCCCGCAGGCGTGGTGGCGTTCATCACTGTGGGGATATAGCCCTCCACCGCCGCAAAGCTGCTGTCCTCCTTGCCGTCCCAGCTCATGTACTCATGGCCGTTCAGCAGATAGACCTTGTTGGAAAACCCGAAGAACGAGGTCTGGTCCTGTGTGCACTGGCCCACAACCTTGGTTGTTGCCGCCGCCGGGTCCAGAGAGAAGATCAGCCCGCCGAAGGCGGCAAGGGTCCGCTGCTTGCTGTCTACCACGCCCTCCCACGCCCCGGAGAAAACAGGGCTCTCTGTGGGGGCTGTGTGGCCGCTCTCCGCGCACCATGCGTCCCATGCCGTTTTCAGGTTCAGGACTGTCTTGGTGCCGGGGCGCAGCTGCAAATGCTTCTCCCGCGTCACCCGGAAATTCCGCATCTTGCTCATTTCGCCGTTCTTGATCTTGGTATCGCCGTCAGGGTTTTCGTTCAGGCCCAGAAACTGGCGGATCTTCAACACCTGAATATCGTTGCTGGATGTGATTTGAGCCATCGTCCGGGCCCCCTTTATCCGTAGGATAGATAATCGGCGGTCATTTCCCCGCCCGTCATCACGTCATCGTAATCCTCGCCCTCGTCGAAATCGTCCACGATCTTTTCCACGGTTTTCTGTGCGCCCAGAACGCGGGTCACGCAGAAATACCGGGCAGCGTCGCAGATATGGGTGATCTCGTGGGGCTCCGTGGCGCAGTCCGATGGGTTTTTCTCGTCATGCTGGATGGAGGGCAGGTTGCGGATCAGGCCCACGCAGTTTTCCGTTACCAGCAGTCCGGGCCGGTCCGTGTCGCTCTTCATAGGCTTCAGCAGCTCCTTAACGGCCATCCAGCCCTGAACGCGGTTGTTACTGGCCTTCAGCAGCCCCAGCCCGTTCTGCGCGAAGATCTCCGCCATGCTCCGGCCGCTGTCCTTCTGCCGGTTCCACATATCCGGCGGGGCAATGGTGAACTCAATGTGCTCCTCCGGCGGGGTCAGGGCATTTGCCAGCTTTGCCGCCTCGGATACGATCAAGCCGCTTTGCTGTACCTCACGGTACACATAGGCCCGCCCCTCAAAGTCCACCGCCACCCAAAGGCAGGCGAACATATCAAGGCCGTAGTCGAACGCCCGGTATTTCTTCCACTCCCGGGGCACCCGCACAAAAGGCGAGATCACATGGGTCTCCCGCCGGAACTCCGGGAAGAACGTGCCTGCCATGGCGTTCCAATCGCCGTAGCGCCACGCCCGCCGCACATCCTCCGGCAGTAGGTCCAGCATTTGCTTGTACTCCGGGGACGCTTCCAAAAGCTGAGGGTTATCGTCCACCGTGGCGGGGATGAAGGTGTAATCCTTGGCCTTTTCCCCCTCCCGATACTCTCGGTCCACGAACAGCCGCTTTACCCACAGATGGCCGATGCCGCCGGGGTTGCAGGTCAGGTACATCCGCCGGGGAACCTTCGTGGAGCCGCGCAGACACGCGCCCAGCGTCCGGAACTGTCCCTCTGTAAACTGGGTGGCCTCCTCCATGAAGATCCAGTCAAATTCAAGGCCCTGATATTCCTGATCGTCTCCGGCTCCGTAGTGGCCGAATTTGATGATGCTGCCGTTGCAGAAGAACATCATGCGCATACTGCCGTTGTAGCTGCCCACCTCCGGCGGGATCAGCTTCTGCATAGGCAGAATGATGTTCTGCTCCAATTCCGGGTACTCCTGGCGCACGATCAGGATCTTGATGCCGGGGTAGGTAAGCGCGCCGCCTGCCGCCTTCCGCAGCAGAACGTGTGTCTTGCCGCCGCCTCTGGCACCGCCGTAAGCCGTGTACCGGCTCCGGGACTGGCAGAACTGCTTCTGTTTGGGGTTCAGCGTCCCCAAATCCACTTGTACCGTTCCGCCTGCTGTCTGTTTATATCGAGGCATAATCGCTCCTTATATCTGGCGGACGGGCCGGGTTCATGCACCCGCTCCGTCCATATAGGTGGGAAGGGGCCGCAGCCCCCTCCCATGAGATCACTCGTAATCCTTGGTGCCCTCGATGCCCACGCAGCCGTCCTTGGTGGCCACAGCCCGCATGGTCTGACCGGCGGTCAGGGTCACAGCGGCGGTGTAGACCTCGGCGGTGGAGGAATACCGGGGGTTGGTGCCGTCGGTGGTGTACTTGAACACCACGTCGGACACGGCGGTGATGCTGACGGCATGGCCGGTAATAGACATCGCGGGTGCCGCCAGAACCGCAGCGTTGCCGCAAACGGCAACACCGTCGCCCTTAGCGCCCAGTACGAAGCTGTCATAGTAGGTCACGCCCTGCACCACGGGGCCGGAATAGCCCTGCACCTCGGTCAGAATGTTGTACTTCTGGAGCTTCACAGGGTCCACGGTGCAGCCCTTGTGCTTGATGAAGAAGTACACACCGGCGGGCATGTAGCTGGTGGGGATGGGCTTCACGCGGCAGCCGTCGAACTCGCCCACAACGCCCTTTGCCAGAGCCTCCTTGCCCAGAGCGTCCACGCCGATGTAATCAGGCATCTGCTTGAGCAGCTTGTAGTACTCGGTGGCGATGTAGAGGGTGCGGCCCTCCAGAGGCACCAGCGCGTCGGTCATCTTCGCGTTCAGGTCGATGATGAGCCCGCCGATGGTGGCCTTGGTGGGAGCGGTAGCCTCCTTCACGGCGATGTTGGCGCCCATGACCCACTTCTTGATGCGGTGCTTGTCCATGCCGGGGATGGTCACCTCGTCCAGCTGGCGGCGCAGGGCGCTGCCCGCGGACTTCTGGATGGCCTGATCGGTCTGGTCCAGCGCGTCGATGGTGAAGGAGAAGGCGGGCTGCTGCTCGCAGGTCATCTCCTGAAGAGTGTCGCCCACGTCATGGACCTCGCCGAAGCGGTTGGAGCCGCTGCGGGTGTACTGGGTCTCAGGCACGGTGTTCACGCTGCCGATGCGAATGGTGCGGCTGTTGGGGTTCAGCCAGGTATAGGCGTGGCCGCAGTCATCGGCGGTGATGGAGGCTTTCTTGAAGCGCTCCGCGATCTTGGTTGCGTACTTAATTGCATAGTTGATAGCCATAGGTAAAAACCTCTCTTTCGTCCGGTTTCCCCATAGGCAAAAGAGCCGTTACATGGCGCTGTCAAAGGCATCTCCGAAATCGTCCCGCGTCTTGGAGTTGTCCCCGGCGCTTCTCATGCTGCCGGTGGAGCGCTCCGCGTTCCGCTGGTTCTGCTGTACGGAGGCGGTCTCCCGCTTGGCGTCTGCTATTTCTTGCTCTAATCGTCCATTGTTGAAACGTGCATAAGCTGCCACCAAAGAGGAACCGTTCCGCACATCTGCCCAAACTTGGGGCGGGATGCTGTTGGGGTCCTTTGCTGCCTCGGGGAATGTCTGTTGAAATTCCTGAATGTCCGCCTGTCGGCGGCTTGCCGCCTCGGCCTCGGCCCTCTGGGCCTGCGCCATGGCGTCCTGCTGGGCCTGCCGCTCCGCTTCTGCGGCGGCCACAACGGCCTCCCGGTCCTCAAGCTCCACGGAGCGCCGTGCGTCCGCTTCGCTCAATCCCTCGGCCTGCTTTGCCTGCGCCCGGAGCATGGAAATGTATTCCTTGGTGTTCAGCCCCTGCTGATTTGCAAAGCGGTTGACCATCTCCATCACAGGCTTAAACTCGTCATACTGGCTGCGGACGCGGTCATAGTCCAGTCCCTTCTGGGCCAGTGCCACCATTTCCGCTTCGTTGGCCTGCCGCACCTCGCCCATGTGCCGCAATTCCCATGTCTGGGGCCGTGCGTCCACGGTCTCCGTCTCGGGCTGCTGCGTCTGGGCTGCCTGTTCCGCATCTGCGGGAGGCTCGGTGCCCTCATCCGGCGTCTCTGCGCTCTCGCTAAGGTCCTCGACAGGCGTTTCCTCGCCAGTCTCCATCGGCTCTGCGGTCTCCTCCGGCTGGTCTGCCGTCATCTCCGCGCCGCCGCCCCAGTCCTCCAGAAAAGCGTCCTCGTTTGCAGTCACTTCACCGGCGGTCTGGTCTAAAATTTCGTCCATATTGGCCTCTTTCCCCGGCCTGGTCTGGCCGGTTTTTTGTATTTCCAAAGCCTGGTCTGGCTTTGTTGATAAAACAAAAACGAGACCACAAGAAACGGCTTTCGCCGTTCTCATGGCCTCGTTGGGCTCTCGCTGTTATTCGGTTTTGATGGGGAAGGGGACGTCTGTATCCAGCTCCCGCCCCTCAAAAATGGTGGGGTAGTGGCTCACCTTGCATCTTCGGCAGTAAAGCGGCGTGTTGTAGATCACGCTGCCCGGTTCGATGTGCTGAAGCGCTTTCCCGCAGATAGGGCAGCGGTAAACCCACGTCCCATCTACCACCATGCGCCAAACTCCCCGTGTTCAATGCCGCCGTACAGGTTTTCCACCTCACCGATCACGCTGGGCAGGCTCTGGCGGCACAGTTCCAACTGTTCCAGAAACGTCTGCCATAGAAAGTTGGCTCTGCTGGGGTCCTCTTCCAGCAGCAGCAGACCTGCCAGACCGTAGGGCAGCGCCCCGGTGCAGATCCGCTCATCCAGCGCCACCTTGTCCGCCATATCCGCCACCTTGGGGCAGATAGGCCGCTTGCCGCCCGCTGCTTCCAGCGCTTCCCGGTAGTTGTCGCTGTACGGAAATGCCCGGTCCAACACGCTGTTCAGCAGAGAAACGGTCCGCAGCCGGTATTCCTTGGTGTCCGCCGTGTCCGTGGAGCCGGTGGATTCGTTCTGGGAATCCATCAGGTGGATGGCGATGTCGAAAATCTGCTGTACCGTAACCGCCATATCACACCTCCCGCCCCTTCAGGCTGGCTTTCATGGTGTTCAGGTCGTAGGTCATCAGGTTGTCAATTCCCTGTTCCACGCTTTTCTGCCGGTCCGTAGGCTCTTCCGTCTCCGGCTTCTCCGGTTCCGTGGGGGAGGGGGCTTTGATCTCCCGCAGCAGCCGCAGGATCAGCACCGCGCATACGACAGCGCCCACGCTGGCCGCGCCGCAGATCAGGGATAAAACCAAAATCAGGCCGTTCACCTTGCCGCCTCCTCACTTGAAGTCGCTTGCGTCCACGCCGTCCCCGAAGGTCACGTTCACGCTGATGTCTTGACGGGTCTCCTGCTTGTCCTGATAGCCGCCCAGACGCTTCTGCTTGTTCAGGAAAATGCCCCGCGTCACCATGCCCTTTTCCTGGTAGATAGGACTGGTGTCGATCTGCTCCTGAATGCGCTGATAGGCCAGCCGCACGTAGTAGCTCATGACGCAGCGGGGATCGTCGATCTCCTCATTGCCCGCCTCAAAGGCTTCCACCTGTGCCTCGACCACATCGGCCTCCCGGCCATCGTTGTAGTCGTAATACCCCTGAAGCCGCTGAACCGTCCATCGCATCGCATTGGCAAGGCCCGCCTCGCTGTATGCCTGTTCCAGCCGGTCCTGCACGTCAAAGTAATTCTCGGATTGCTCCAAAAACGCCTTGATCCTCTCAATCGTCTGCTTCTTGTGGGCCGCGGCGGCCTTCTTGTTCATATCGTCCATGTGTGCCTTGCTGTGGTTCGATGCTGTTTTGGCCATGCTCCCGGCCCCCTCTCACAAAAAATTCTGGTGGTTTCGGCAGGAATCGAACCTGCGACATATCGGCTCACGAAGTCCGCTGCTCTTCCGACTGAGCTACGAAACCATGCTCCGGTGGGCCGGTCGGGCCCACCGGGCAACAGGAAAGGAAAGTGAAAACTGGCTCTGACATAGGAGGCAGGTGGAAACCTCTTCCGCCAACTTCATTCAAGCATATTTCATCAAGCGAATGCAATGGGTTTCAGTTATTTTCGTAATGTTCTACATAAAATCCCCCGCCCCATTTTTCCGCCACCCCCCCAGAGGGCACACCAACACTGCCCCAGACACTGCCACGCCGGTTCTCGGAAAGGGGAGAGGGGATGTGTGTATATAGCCCTATACCACGAGGAAGAGACACCCCCTCTTTTTCCGCTACCCCCTAACCCCCTACCATCCCGGCTCTACCTCTGGCCCCCTGACCCCCAGCCGGTGAAGCCCCGGCCCTGTCTCATGGCATCAGCCTCCCAGCCGGAGCCGTGACCGGAATAGCCTGAACCGGGAGAAAAACTGCACAGAAACGACGCAGCAGCAGCCGAAGCCCAGCAGCCGCAACGAAAATATTTAACTGCCCCTTAAATCTAACCGGGAAAGAGAATTGCCCCCGTTGAATTGCCCCCCCCATCAGCCGCCGCCATCCACCAGCCCACCGCCAGCCCACTGCCCCATTCACGGTCTACCTTGCAATATCTCCGAATATCTCGCAAATGCTCCGTTTTACTCTTGTTTCCTCGTGTTTACTCGCTCTCTCGCGTTTTTTATTTGCCGTGTCTCCCTCTTTCGTTACTCTCCCAGTAGAAGCAAGTATATATATCTATATCCAGAGAATATATATATCTCTTTTTGGGGGGTGTGCTAAGTATTAGACGCTTGCACTCTCACTCTCCTATTCTCTCCCCCTATAGTCCCCCTCCCCTTCCCCCTCTCTCCCTCTCTCCCTCTCTCGCTGCTGCCGCCCCGCCCCACACAAAGAGAAAAGCGCCGGGGGTGTTATCCCTCGACGCTCTGTCGCTCGTTACAGCTTGTCCCGGATGGCCTCAATAATCCAAGCGTTGACGCTCTGGCCTGCCGCTGCTGCTGCCGCTCTGATCTGGGCCTTAGTTGGTGGCTCTGTCTTACTCGTCATTACCACGATGCGCTCTTGATTTTCTTTCTGCCATATATTCCGCCGATCTGGCTTTCTTTCCTCCATTATTTCACCGCCTTTCTTGCACTACATTATACAAAATCGCCGCAAATCATGTCCATGACAAAACTGCACAAAAAGTCATGGCAATGATTGTTGATTTTGCCTGCTTGACAGCGTCATGGAAATGACGTATGATTAGGCCATCAAAAGCGATCACGACAACGCCACAGGCCGACAGGCCGGAAAGGACAACACCATGAAATACATGATTATCTATTGCAAGACTAACCCCGCCATCAGCTACCGCAGCACCATTGATGCAGCGCAGGCCCTCGCACAACAGCTCAAGCAACGCGGTTACACCGTCGAGATCTGGGAGCAGGATGCCGAAGGTTCTCGCCCCACCCGCTAACCCACCAACCGCAATCACGACAAAAATTTTTAGGAGGATCACAAAATGACTACTTACTTTATCAACTGCCGCAACCTCGACGAACTGAAGAAGGCTTACAAAGCCGCCGCCATGAAGAACCACCCCGACATGGGCGGAGACACCGCCACCATGCAGGCCATCAACGCCGAGTATTCCGCCCGGTTTGAAGTCCTGAAGCGCAGCCAGAACGAGCAGGCCGCCGAGGACACCACCGGACGGACCCACGCCACCACCGAGAGCGCCGGCGACTTCATCGCCATCATCGCAGCTCTGCTGAAGCTGGACGGCCTCGAAATTGAGTTGTGCGGCCGCTGGCTCTGGATCGGCGGCAACACCAAGGAGCACAAGGAAGCCCTGAAGGCTGCCGGGTGCCGCTGGTCCTCCACTAAGAAGCTATGGAGTTGGCATTTCGCCGAGGAAGGCCAGCGCTGGCACAAGGGCACAAAGACCATGGCCGAGATCCGCAGCAAGTACGGAAGCACCACCTTTACCCGCTCCGCTGCCACCTCCGACGCGCTCCCGGCTTGACCGGGACGCGCCACCACCTGAAAGGAGAATGAACTATGACCGCTATTGAAATCATCGGCACCGGCAAGCGCACCCGCTACGCCCTGAAAGACTTCACCGCTTCCGGATCCGTTCCCATTCTTCCCGGCGTTGCCTTCCGCACGGAGGACGCCGCCCGCCGCGCCGCCGCTGAAATGGGCCTGACCGTTTCCGCCGTCGGTGATCTCTGGGAATGCCTCCACGCTATCCACTAACACCACCGCCCGCCCCGGAGGTCACGAGGGCAGAAAGGATCACAAAATGTCATGGCTCTACATCCCCGCTAAGACCGGCGAACGCATCGAAGCAATTTGCAACCAGCATTACAACCCCGGACGCGGCGCGTGTGACTGCCCGCTCTGGCCCGCCTGCAGCTACTCGAACGATCTCACAAAATCCAACGCAGAGAATACCCGCATATTTGAACAGGGCATGGCCGCCGCGCTGGCCGCCCTCGATAACGAAAACAGGAGGCCACCTCATGAGCTATCTTGACCTATTCCAGCGCTACGGCAGGCCCAGCAGCGAGGCTGAAATCCGGCTGACCGCCTATCTGCTCCGGCCCGAAGTCCTGACCGCTGACCGTATCAAGACCAACGATGACAGCGCCGCCCGTGTCATTGCCCGGTGTAACGAGCTGATCGACCAACTGACCGAGTACCGCGCAGCCCTGGCGGAGCGATACGCCGCCCTTGCCACTGCCGCATACCGTGACCGGCTGGAGCTGATCCGTGACCCCGGTTACAGGGGCAAGCCGGTGATCTACTTTGTGCGGATCGTCCGCACCTACGAGGACGGCACCACGGAGCGCGTTTTGGACGAGAAATATTTCGGTACGGAGCGCCGGAAGGCCTTCGCCCGGTTCGCGGAACTCAAGCACCAGCGCCCCGGCATTGAGACCATGCAGGACACCGACAAGCGCAGCTGGGAGCGTTGACAAGCGAAAAAGAACAGCGGCCCGGAGCCATCCGAGCCGCTGATTTTTTATGCCATTTTCTCTGCGCTTCACAGAACATTCACAGTATAGCCGCCAATCCCTTGCCATTCCTCAAAAAGTGTTACAAAAGTATTAAATTTTCACAATTTTCTCTAAATTCCACTCGTTGACACTTTGCACCATCAAAGCCTTTATTTTCAACGTCTGCGGCTTCTTTAGGCTTTGCCCGATAGTGTCACATGATGTTGCATAAATCATGCCCCGACCTTCACAGTAACTTCACAGTTTTCTTCCATTTTCTTCCATAAAAATACACACGAAAGTGTTTCTACTTTACAGCTTCAAAATACGCCGTCAGCTTCTCTGCTGCCGTCTGCTTTCGGTCCTGCCGCAGATGGGTGTAAACCGCTTCCACCACCTCCGGCGTATCGCCCAGCAGGCCAGCCGCCTGTCTTGGATCAAGCCCCGCCTCATAGCAGATCGTTGCAAAGCTGTGCCTGAAGCAGTGCGGTGTGATAGGGAACGTCTCCAACGTCTCGCCGTTTTCGCCCTGCTGAATCTCATTCAGGCCAACGCCCCGGCAGTAGTGCCGCCACTCCCGCGTGATCTCGTGGGGCCGCATATAGCCCCCATCGTCACCGGGGAACAGCAGCCCGATCCGGTTTTTCGGCAATGCGTCCGCCAGAGGGGGCAGCAGGGGAATGTCCCGCAGACCGTTCTCCGACTTCAGGTGATTTTCGAGCACCGGCTTGCCGGTGGCGTAGCTGACCTTCTTGTCGATGTGGATCACCCCGGCCTTTCGGTCAATGTCACGATACGTCAGCGCCAGCGCCTCACCCCGGCGGCATCCGGTGTAAAGCAGCAGATAGCCAAACAGCCACCAGCGGGCCGCCTTTGCCACTCCCGCCGCTTTCACGGCCTCCTCCTGTTCCTCCGTCAGCGCCTCCCGCTTTTTGCAGGGCAGGCCCCGGCTTTTCTTGACCTCCGCCGCCGGACTGATCCTGATGTCTCCCTTGATGACGGCATGGGAGAAGATCATCCGGCAGACGGCCAGCTCAATGCCGACGCTGTTGGCGCTTCGCCCTTGGGCCTCAAAGCGCTTGATGTAGTTCTTCACGTCCACCGGCTCGATCTCCGACGCCCGCCCCGGAAACGCCTCTTTCAGCCGCTTCACAGCGTAGCTGTGTACCCCCCGGGATGATTCGGAGATCTCGCTCTCGTGTTCCCGCTCCCATTCATCCGCGATCACCGGGAAATTCCGGCCCTTCTCCGCCTCCATCTGGTACTCTAAGATTTTGCGGTCGATCTCTCGATCTGTCTTGCCGCGAAAGGCCACCCGCTTGCCGTTGATGGTGCGGATTGCCTCGTGCAGCCCGTCCTTTCGGACGCCATATTTGCTTTTCTTTGCCATTTTTGCCTTTCCTCCTGTTGCATCGCCAGGGGGATCGTGCTATACTGTGGTTGATCCTCCTTTGGCTTTGTCGTGATTGCGATTGGTGGTATCATCTGCCGTCTGAGTGTTCCAGCACTCAGGCGGCTTTTTATTTTCTTACGACAAAATGTCCTCAAATCCATTCCGCCGCTGTGCTATTCTATCCTCAGGCCCCTCCCCTTTCCCCGGTCCCGCTTCGGCGGGCCGGGGTTTCAAACAGAAAGGAGCATCCCATGACAGACCTCGAAATCCTGTTGGCATTGCGATCCCTGTCCCCGGAAAAGCAGGAACTTGCTATTCAAGCCCTGCAAGAGCTTCTATTATCGCAACGATCCGCGCCCGATTCTCCGGAGAAAGATTGTGGATCATCATGAGCAGCTTTTTATCCTCTTCGCTCAGCTCGCCCTCATCCGTGGGGGCGGGCTGTTTCTCGTTTTGTAGATTTTCAAGTCCCATCAGATAATCAATGGATACATTGTACTTCTGTGCAATGGCCATCCAAAAGTCTGACTTTGGCTCACGAACCCCAGTTTCATAATTGTTGTAAGTAGATTTTGCAAGCCCAATGCTTTTACCGAATTCCTCTTGCGTCATATTTAAAGAGTCCCGGAGGGCCTTTAAATTTTGGTACATTGGAAACACCTCCCCCTGTTGCCATCATATTACATTCAAAGCCGCCTGTCAATAAAAAAATCCTCATTTTGAGGAAATATCTATTGACAATCCCCATATTGTGGTTTATTATAATGTCAGTCCCCAAAATGGGGAAATCGTTAAAAATGAGGTGATACAGTGCGAAACAATATTGAGGCCGAACGTGGCCGCCTGTGCATGACAAAAACCGAAATGTGCGCCGCTCTGGGGATTACGCTGAAAACATACAACGGATATATCGGCGGCTCCCCCATCCCTTCCAGCATCCTGGAATCCCTACACAAGCTGACTGGCTGCTCCGTGGATTATCTTCTGGGCCTGACTTCGTGAATCACCAGCACTTGGAGCAAGCCGTGTATCCTCTGGCCTTTGCGCTGGCAAGCGTTGTTTGAATACAACTCTTGCGCAGATACTGACACCCGCTCCGGTGGTACTTGCTGCCCGTATTGGTGATGTACACCGTTACAGACTGCGGTTCTGTTGCTGCCGGGGTGCTTGTCCCATTGGACGAAGTGCTTGAACTGCTGGCCGTGGATGCTATCGCTTTAGCTGATGCCTTCCCTTCCGATAAGCCTTTTGAATACCCGGAATTATATCCGTCGGTCTTTCCCGCGTCATAACCAGCGGATTTCCCCTCTGCGTATCCATCTGAATATCCGTCGTCATAGCTATTGTAGAAGTAATATTCAGGGTCGCTCAGAACATTGCTTTCTGTATCATCGGTCCAGTCGCTGTCAATGCCTAATTCTTCATTTCTGGACTGCCCCGGAAGCGCCTCCGCCCAATCAAAAGGACTTATATAATCCGCATAAGTGGACTTAAACGCATTGTCATACGCCTTTGTATGGCTGTACAGGCAGTTAACGCACATATAGTACCCATCATCCACTTCTACGAGGTTTTCGAGGCTTTTGGGTTCTTCGCATTGAATGCAGTACCAGGCATCCCTTTCCGCGCAACGTTCACAATATCCATCAACGCCGCCATCATCCGGATCATATCCGCGTTTGCAATCTAAGCAAATTTGATACCCTCGCTTTTCAAAGCAAGTGGCGCACACATGTTCACCGCTCGCTAAGTCGATCCATCTGGTCACAGAATCTCCGCATTCGTAGCAATCGACCCGTTCCGCATTGAGGGAGCTGCACCCTGTCAAAACAAGCAACGCAGCAAACCCAGCCAGCAATTTTTTAATTTTCTTCATTTCAATCCCCCCTTGCCCACAAACATACACCAATTCACACCAACTTGCAATCACAATCACGAAAAAACAAAAGGAGGTATGCGTGGTGAGTGACCTTGAATTTGTCGCAACATTTAATTCTCTCTCTTCGGACAAGCAGAAATTTGTCATCGAGGCAATAATGGGATTGTTGGTTTCTCAATCTAAAGGCAAGCGAAAGGAGGACACGCAAGATGAATGAACTGATCCCTATCAACACGAACGACCCGGAGCGGATTACGGTTTCCGCAAGAGACCTACATGAGTTTTTGGAAGTTGGTGCTGCTTACAAAGACTGGTTCCCGCGTATGTGCGAGTACGGTTTTGAAGAGGGTAAGGACTTTTGCTCATTTTTGAGCGAAAGTACCGGCGGTCGTCCGAAGCACGATGCCGAGATCACCATCGACATGGCAAAGGAGCTGTGTATGCTCCAGCGGAATGAAAAGGGCAAGCAGGCCCGTCAGTATTTCATTCAACTGGAAAAGGACTGGAACAGTCCGGAGAAGGTGATGGCCCGCGCCTTGCAGATCGCCAACAAGAAACTGCAAGTGCTGGAAGCCCAGGTGGAAGAGAACCGGCCCAAAGTGCTGTTCGCTGACAGCGTAGCAGCATCCCACACGTCCATCCTAATTTTTGACCTGGCGAAGATCTTGAAGCAGAACGGCGTAGAGATCGGTGGGCACCGTTTATTCGACTGGATGAGAAAGAACGGTTATCTGGTTCGGCGGGATGGCAACGATCACAACATGCCAACACAGCGGAGCATGGAAATGGGCCTATTCGAGGTAAAAGAAACCACCGTGTCCCATTCGGACGGTCACATTAGCGTGAACAAAACGCCGAAAGTCACGGGCAGCAATACTTCATCAATCTTTTCCTCTCGAAAAAATGAATAATTATTCGTGCCGTTACACGAACAATTTTCCTCGCTCTTTACCCAGAAACGTCAATGCACATAGCTCAGGCGATTAACGGCCCGCCCCACCAATCGCAATCACGACAATACCCAAAAAGGAGGACCCTTATGGAACATCCCGCATATCGAGACAACCTGGAACAAATCCTCGCCTTTACCGGCGGGCGACAGCTTCTGAACCTATCTGACATTCGGAAATTCACCGGCATGAAAGATCTGCGCACCATTCAGCGCCATTTCCCTTTGCAGAAGGGCGGCTACATCTCCGCCGCCACCTTCGCCCGGCAACTCTGTGGAGGTAAAAAATGAGCAGCTACAACAGCATCACCCGCAGCCGTCAGGCCCCGGAAACACCCCACCGCCCGTCACTGGGCACACGGGGAACATGGCCGTTTCAAATTGAGGATGACCATCCCCGCCTGAAAACCGGCACCATCACTTACACCAACATCCCGCACCGCTGGTTTCTGGCCACCTTTGAGAACGGCCTGCGCCAGTGCTACCACTTTGAGGAGGTTTGACTATGGATCCCACAACATTCGTTTTCGTTCTGATCGGCGTGGCCACCGCCGTCGCGTGGCCTTTCAAAATTGTAGACATGATTGAGAGGAGGCCCCGCCATGAAAAGAGATAGCCGCACACGGGAGGAGCGCCGCCGGGACCGGGCCGACTTCTCCGCCTGGATCTCCTTCGGCTGTTTCCTCGGCTTCCTGCTCATGGTACTGGCCCACATGCTGGGCGTGGTCTGATGCGCAGACGCCGTGGCCGGATGGCAGAATTACCGCCCTGCCCCCGGTGCCATATGTATGGCGGGAAACGGATGGTAGCCCCCGGCAAAGAGGATCTGTTTTTCGTCCTCTGCGATTCCTGCGGCTACCGTACGAAAAAATATACGGACATCGCCCATGCGGTCCGTGTCTGGAGGGAGACCCAACTATGACCAGAAAAACCTATCCCATTTGTGCCCACTGCGACCATCCGATGAACCCCGCCGCAGAGGATGACTGCGACCGGATGTTCCAGCTTCCGAACGGCGAGCTGTACTGCCCGCTTTGCTTTAAAGATTACCTGCTGAACGAACTCGATACCAATATGGACCTGTTTGCCGATGCGCTTGGCATCCCGGTCCTGTATACGGAGGGTCCCAATGCTGAGATTTGACGAAGCCACCCACACCTACACCCTTGACGGCATCCGGCTCCCCAGCGTGACCGAGGTCACCCGCTTCTGCGCCTATGACTACAAGTCCGACCTTCCGTGGCTGGCGGAGGCTGCCGCCCGCCGGGGAACCGCCGTCCACGAAGCCTGCGCCCTTATCGACTACGGCGAGGAACCGGAGGAAACGCCGGAGATCGCCGGATACCTGAAAGCCTACCGCCGGTTTCTCAAGGACTGGAAACCGGAATGGAAACTGATTGAATGTCCCATAGCGGACTGGAATATGAAAATGGCCGGAACCATGGACCGCTTTGGCATCATACATAATGCCCCCGCGATTTTGGACATCAAGACCGGACAGCTCCATGACGCCGCCCTCTCCGCCCAGCTCACCGCCTACAAGATGATTTTCTCATGGGACCCGCGCTGCGGTTACGGGAAAATTCAATCGCTCTATGCCTTGAAACTCTCAAAGGACGGCACTTATGAGCTTCGCCATGTAGAACCAAATTCAAATTTGGTGAACGCCTGCCGCACCCTCCATAAAGCCACAGAAAGGAAGAAACGCACATGAACGAACTGACCCTTTACAACTACGATGCCGCCCCGCTGGCGGTTGCCCCCATCCCCCGCACCGGGAACTATTCCATTGCCGTCTGCGGCGGCGCTCCCGCCACCCTCCGCCGGGGCGTGGACTTCGGCATGATCCGAAAGAAGAATGGCGAGGCCATGAGCAAGACCCCCACCCTCTTTAAGTCCGGTGCGGAAAAGGTGGCCGTGGCATACGGTCTCTGCCAGCGCTACACCATCGAGAGCCGCATTGAGGATACGGAACACGGCTTCTTCTATTTCCTCGTCCGCTGCGACCTGGTGAAGATCGTCAACGGCACGGAATACGTCATCACCTCGGCTTACGGCTCCGGAAATACCCGGGAGGGGCGCACCGGCTCCCAGTCCCCCTATGATGGGGCCAACAGCGCCGTCAAAATGGCTCAGAAGCGGGCGCTTGTCTCTGCGGCCTTGTCCCTGGGCTGTATGTCGGACAGCTTCACTCAAGATATTGAAAGCGATATGGAGGACGGCTCTGCCTACTATGCCGGGAAAGACCCGGAGGCCCCCATTTCCGCCGCGCAGGTCAAATTCTTCTATTCTGCTTGTTCCCGTCACGGTCTCACCAAGTCCGAGGCCAAGGCCCACCTGAAGGCCCATGGCTATGACAGTGCCAGCAAGGTCAAGGCAAAGGACTTTGATGCTCTGCTGGAAGCTCTGGAGCCGAAGGAGGAAGCGTAAATGTTCATCAATGGGCTGCCGGACTACAACCGGGAGGGCGTACAGCAGAAAACCGGCCTGATCTGCGGGCGCTGCGCCAAGGACGCCCAGATCTTCACCTCCAAAAACGGCACCGTTATCGGTTCCGTCTCCGTCCCGGCCTACAGCAAGGCCGACGGGACCACCGTCTGGATGACCGTCAAGGGCTTCGGCTCCATGGGCCGGGTGGTCTCCAGTGCCTCTAAGGGCGATCCCATCATCGCCGTGGGCCGCGTAGAAGCCCGTGACTACGAGGGCAAGACTTATATCGACTTTATCGCGGAGTGGGCATCTGTGGGCGCTCAGCGCATCGACGTCCGCACCGCCGCCGCCCCGCCCATGAACAGCAGCGGAGGCTTTGAAGAAATTCAGGATGACGGGGAGCTTCCCTTTTAACAACGTTGCCGTGTGTGTCTAAAGAGGGATGACGGGTGGATGCAAGCAAGCCGCAGCACGATCACCGGCGCACACAGCAGCCGCAGAGAAAAGAAGAACGTCCCCCCACACCCCCCTAAGAAGAAAAGATTATTATATTATATTTATCTCTCTATTGGCAGGGGGAAAAGAATTAGAGGCTAATACAGGAATTAGAGACTAATTAGAGGCTTCTACGGAAGTCTTACAGGAGAAGAACATGGAGAAGCAGGACATTAAGCGGTTGTTTAACCTGATCGAGACCCTTTACCCCAGCTCCAAACAGCAGCCCCGCACCCCCGCAGATCTGGAGGCATGGACGCTGGTGTTGGAGCCGTGGGCTTATGAGGACGCAAAACAGGCGGTCATCCTCCGGGCACGGGAAAACCGGTTCCCGCCGGACGCATCCGAACTGGTCCCTTACCTGCCCAAGCCGGAAACGCCAAAGGCGAAGGAGGCCCCCATGCCGGAGCCGTCCGACGCCTATCTGGAAAAGTTTTACGTCAGGGCAGGCGAACAGCGCAAGCGCTGGCACGATGCCGGTATCCCCACCCCCTCCGAAGCAAAAAAACAGGGCATGACCTATGCGGACTGGGAAAAGATGGCGAAAGGAGCTGGCGTGTAATGGCTGCGGATATTAAGCTGTCGGACTGCCTCATTGCCCCCCACAGTCAGCCCTGCTGGGACTGCGCAAAAGCCTGCGGCGGGTGTTCCTGGTCCGGTATTGATCCAGTGACCCACAAGCCCCGTTTTGAGCCGGTCCCGGGCTGGAAGGCAAAGCCCACCCGGACGGAGCGATCCACCGGGATGGGACGGAAGAAGCGGGTGCTGACATCTTATGCCATCCGGTCCTGCCCGGAGTTCGTGAAGGAGGAACGCCGTGGTTAGAATGGTCATTGATATCCATGAGGACGGTGACCTGCTGGCCTGCAAGGAAACCGTGGCCATGCTGCTGGAGCCTCTGGGCCGTGTCCGGGTAGTGCAGGTCATCATTGACGGAAAGGAAGAAAAGCGATGAAGGTTGAATTTACGGTCCCCGGTATTCCGGTGGGCAAAGGCCGTCCCCGGTTCACAAGGGATGGCCACGCACATACCCCGCAGAAAACGCGGGACTATGAGGACAAGGTGGTGCAGTGCTGGAAGTGCCAGAGCGGAAAGGGCTTTGCGGCGGGTGTGCCGCTCAGGGCCACCGTCACGGCGTTCTTCACGGTGCCAAAGAGCACATCGAAGAAGAAGGCCGCTGCTCTGGACGGTACGCCCCACACCAAGCGCCCTGACGCTGACAACGTGGCGAAGGCCATTCTGGACGCGCTGAACACCCACGCCTACAACGATGACAGCGCCGTATCGTCTCTGACGGTGCGGAAGTACCAGACGACTGGTGCCTCCCGCGTGGAGGTCACCATTGAGGAGGCAGAATGATGGATGCTGTGGAGTGTATGAAGGCAGTTACTCGGATGTTGAAGTCGGGTACGATAGATTGCGCGATTCAAAAATATATATCTGCGCAAAAAAAGAACGATTATGAAGGGATGGTGGAAGCTGCTGAACAGTGGGCCGCAGAGCACCCCGCCAAGACCCGGCAGAGCGAGTTCCTGAAGCAGTGGCCGGAAGCTCGCATTAACGATGCGGATGGGTTACCGATGGCCAGCCCTTGCGATCTCAGCGGCAAGCTGATGGACAAATGCGAGGGGATTCATTGCCCAGAGTGCCGTAAGAAATTCTGGCTTGCGGAGGTGGAGGAATGACCCACTTAGGCGATATAACAAAGATCCACGGCGGGGAAGCACCCGTTGTGGACGTGGTGATCGGCGGCAGCCCATGCCAGGACCTTTCCATTGCCGGAAAACGGGCAGGGCTTGCCGGGGCGCGTTCCGGCCTGTATATGGAGCAAATACGGATTATCAAGGAGATGAGAGAACGTGACATGGCAAGCGGGCGAACAGGTGAGTTTGTGCGACCTCGGTATATGGTCTGGGAAAATGTCCCCGGAGCCTTCTCAAGCAACGGCGGAAAAGACTTCGCAGCCGTCCTCGAAGAAGCCATCCGCATCGCAGAACCGGAAGCCCCCGATATTGAAGTGCCTGAAAAAGGTTGGAACACCTGGGGGGGATACCACGATGAAATGGGAGGACGATGGAGCGTTGCGTGGCGAGTGCTCGATGCGCAACACTGGGGAGTCCCCCAACGTCGCCGTAGAATCGCGCTTGTCGCAGATTTTGGAGGCGACACCGCATGGGAAATACTGTTTGAGCGCAAAAGCGTGTCAGGGTATCCTGCGGAGAGCGGAGCGGAGGGGGAAATACCTTCCGCCGGTGCTGAAAGCGGTGCTGCTTACGCAGTCCGAATCAGGGGAGGATGCGACGGAGGCGGAAGAAGTATGCCCCAGTCTGCAAGCCCGTATGGGAACCGGCGGCAACCAAATCCCGCTGACGTACCAGAAAACCACCGGGACTTTATCGCCCGGAGCACACGCAGGGAGCTATAACGGGCAGGATGCTTACAACGATATGCTGGTTGTATCGAGTGAAATTCACCCAGCATTGAGAGCAAAAGCCAATGACCCATACCGAACAGATATGGCTGCGTATGTCGCAAGCGTTGACTGCCGAAACTTCCGTGAGGGCGGCGAAACAAACGGAACCTTGCAGGCAAAGGAAAGCGGAGGCCAAAGCCTGAACCTGAACAATACAATCCGGCAGAATCGAGTGGTGCGCCGTCTGACCCCGCTGGAATGTGAGCGGCTGCAAGGATTTCCTGACCACTGGACCGACTTGGGCGAGTGGACGGACAGCAACGGAAAACGCCACAAGGATGCAGACAGCCCCCGGTATAAGGCGCTGGGCAATTCCATTGCCCTGCCGCCGTGGAAATGGCTGTTGAAACGGCTGTGCGGCAACTACGAGCGGGACGCCACAATGGCAAGCCTGTTCGATGGAATAGGCGGTTTTCCGCTGATCTGGGAGCAGCTGAACAGACGCGGAACGTGCCTATGGGCCAGCGAGATTGAGGAATTTCCCATGGCCGTGACCCGGCGGAGATTTGGCACAGCAGAGGTGCTGGGAGACATGGGGCGGTTTTTGTTCCCATGCGGAGAAAGGGAGAAACTATGAGAGATACAAACCTCGTAAATGCGCTGCGTGAGCACGCGGATTGGTGGGAAAATGGGGACATGATGGAGCCGCTGGGAGGACTGGAAAAAGACCTGGCGGAGGCGGCTGACGTGATCGAAGCACAGGCGAAAGAGATTAACGCCCTGCGAAACGAACTGTGCCTAAAGTGCGGGAACTACACACTGGTCCATGAGGGGGCCTGTAACGGATGCCGGTGGAGGAGGTAAGAAGATGGAACGAGGCATTATTGGAGCAATGCGGACAGCATTTGAGCAGTCTGCTGACCGGATTGCAACCGTGGAGGAATCCGCTTTGGTCTTGAAAAACGAGATTGAGAAGCTGCGGGGACAGAATAGACAACTGATGCTTGAACGCAACTATGTTATTTCGATAATTGCGGATGTCAGAAAAGCCGGAAAGACGTGGATGTGCCAGTATTGCGCTCATTGCAAGGGCATCGTAAGCGGCATGGCTGACTGCGATTCCAAGAAGCTGTGTGCTATGCCCTATAGTCAGTTTGAGCTAAAAAGATCGGAACAGCCGGAGGTGGAATTATGAAAAAATGCACCGGTGAAAACTGCCCCATGCAGATGGGCTATGACTTTGAAAACTGCGCCGCAATCGAAAAGTGCCCGTATCGCACGTGGCCCGTTACCGTCGCCGACCGAATCCGGAGCATGACGGACAATGAATTGATCGGCCTCTTTTCCAAATTTCGGAGCGATGCAGAAATGAAATACATTGCTGGCATTTCAACTATGCCCGGAACCTGGAAGGAAATCAAAAAATGGCTTGAGACACCATGGGAGGGAAAGCCGTGAGCGAGGCTCAGAATGGAGGGAATGAAGGATGAGTAAGGCTGTTGTGCTGAGCATCCGCCCGGAGTGGGTGGAGAAGATTGCCAACGGCGAAAAGACTATCGAAGTCCGCAAGACCAAGCCGAAGCTGGAAACGCCGTTTAAGTGCTATATTTACTGCACAAATATAAGGCCATTCCTTGTGTGGGGAGATGTTTTCCGTGGTGATTGGTTCACAGAGTTTACCCGGATTTCAGGGTATAGCAGAGCAGAAGCGGACAAAATCTGGGACGTTTTCAACGGGCATATTGCTGGCGAGTTTACCTGTGACCGGATTTATGAGCTTGCGCCCCTCAACCATGCACCGGATGACATAGAAAAGCAAGCCTGCCTGACACGGGAAGAAATTGTGAACTACCTAAAGGGAACCGGCTACGGCTGGCATATCTCCGACCTGAAAATCTACGATGCACCGAAAAAGCTGGGGGAGTTTTGGCGAGACTGTCTGGAATACTCGGAGCTTAGCACAAACTGTTGGTCTTGCGAAAATGTTTGCGGAGATGGTGACGAAACGGACTGCAACACGGACGGGCAGCTATATCTTCACCGCGCGCCCCAAAGCTGGTGCTATGTGGAGGAGGGCTGACAATGGCTGAATATAAAATCTGCTTTAGAGTGGCTGGGGCGTTTGGCGCTCAAATCAGCTTTGAGGCAAAACCCGGCGTATCCTATGAGGACGCTGCGGCGGCCCTTGACAAAGACAAACTGGCAAAGCTGATATGCCTCGACACCTTGGGCTACTCCGCAAAGGATATTGAGATTATCACGCCGGAACAGTACGAGGCGGAATTTGGAGGGGATGAGGATGGCTGAATACATTGAGCGGGAAGCGTGGGTAAGCGAGGCTATTGCTTGCCCATGGTGCGGGGCCAAGATGGACGGAGGTGCTGGACATGAGGCTGGTTGATGTTGATGATTTGGGCGTGGGCCGGTGCAGCAAAGATGTTCTCCCTGCGGCGTATTGTGCTGGTTGGAACGGCTTACTTGGCTTGATCGAAAAAGCCCCCACCGTGGATGCCGTGGTCGTGACGCGGTGCAAAGACTGTAAGCATTTGTGCGTGTGGAATCGAAAAGATATATACGCATTTTGCTCCAAAACAAACATCGCGTTTTTGCCGTTTGAGCTGGACACAAGGACATTCTTTTGCAGTTACGGCGAGAGAAAGGACGGCGGGGATGGCTGATTGCCAGCCGCCCCACGCAACAAAAGGAGGTAAGCTATGGAGGATCGGGACAGAAAACTTTTGAAAGCCTATGCGGAGAACAACATGAGCATGAAAAAGACCAGCGGCGCGGTTTACCTGCACTACAACTCCATCCGCTACCGCTTTCGGCTCATTCAGCGGGAAACCGGGCTGGACCCCCGGAATTTTTACGATCTGGAAAAGCTGTTAGCCATGATAGATGCGCAGGGGTCCTGACCCCCTGCATCGGTAGGTCAAAGGGGAAGGGCACTTCATAAAGGAGGCCCATTATGAAATACCGATACACCGTCCAGCAGCTCAAGAAAATGGAGCAGTGCCGCTATCTCACCGACCGGGAGCGGCGCGTGTTCAATCTGGTTTGCCGCCGCGGCTGGGCGATCGAGGATGCGGCAGCAGAGCTGTACTTGTCCCGATCCTCCGTCACCTCCTGCCTGCGCTCCATCCGGGATAAAGCGGGCATATCCCGCCCAAGCAAAAAGCATCCATAAGCCATGACAAGCGGTGTCCTGTGGTACGGTAACCATAGAGCACCGCTTGTTTTGCGCGCGGAAACAGGGGGTGTATTTTTGGAGAAGGAGGAATTTCTCTATGGCTGAATTTGCAAGCAAGGGCGTCGCGGGCACTGCTCTCGGCACCGGCATTGCCGGTCTGTCTCTGGGCGTCCTGAACTCTCTGGGCGGTCTTGGCGGGATGCTGCTGGGCAATCGCGTCATCCCCTTTGCCGCTGGTATGGCGGCGGAGGCCGGATGCAGCGAGAACCACACGGTCAACCGCTACGAGCTGTCCATGGTGCAGGAGAACGCCAAGCTCCGCAGCGACATTGCCCTGCGGGATGCCAACACCTACCAGGACCAGAAGATGTTGGAGATGTACAAGTACATCGACGGCAAGCTGGGCGAGGTGCATGGTGCGCTGGCTTCTCAGGCGGTCAATAATCAGGCCACCAAGGACAGCTTCCAGCTGTTGCAGGAGCGTATGGACTGCTGCAAGAACGAGCTGTGCGGGGCCATTTCCCGGGAGCGGGACGAGCGGAAGTGCGCTGACAATACCATTGTCACCTACACCAACGCCACCTTTTACCCCAAAATGGTCGCGGACATCACCACCGGCACCGGCACCACGCCCCAGTCCACCTATAACCCCCTCCCCGTCTCCACCTGCGGCTGCGGCTGCGGTCGCTAAGAGGCGAAGAGGGAAAAAGAGAGGGGCATAGCGCCCCTCTCTCCCGTCATTGGAGGAATCTATGGTAACATTGGATCAGATCAAGCAGGGCGCTGCCCGCTATGTGGACGAGGAATTTACCGGCAAGCTCACCGGCTGGCAGAAATGGGCCGTTGGCGCCGGGGCTGCTATGGCTCTTGGCAATCTGGACGCCAGCCTTTCCGCCCTCCGTGAGCATCCCGCCGTAAAGGCCCTCGGTGTCTTTGACGAGGCGGGGAACGTAGATATTGACAAGATCTACGCCTGCCTGAAAACCGAGGCCGCCAAAGGCCCCGTCACAACCAATATCCCCCTGATCGGGAACGTCACGCTGAATGAAGGGGATGTGGACAAGCTCTACACCCTGATCAAGCAGAGTTAGGAGGATCGTATGTACGAGATCAAACACTTGGCCGAAGAGATCCGGGAAGAACTGGACGATGCCGAGAAGTACGCACGGGAGGCCGTCAAGCACGCCGAGGACCCGGAGGACGCCAGCACCTACGCCGACCTCAGCCGTCAGGAGCTGGGCCACGCCAATCGGCTCCACGAAATGGCCGTTCGCCATATCGAAAAGGCGAAGGACGCCGGTCTCCATCCCACGGAGGCCATGCAGGCCGTATGGGACTGGGAGCATGAGCGGATGCTGGACCGCACCGCCCATGTGAAAACACTCCTGTCCATGATGTAAAAGCTAAAGAAACACCCCCGCCAGACGGCGAGGGTGTTTTCTTACTTATAGGGGTTCTTGGCGTTGGTGGTGCAGATAATGTCCCACAGGTCCGCCCGGTGCTCCTGACCGGCAAGGGCCGCGCTGGCCTCCGCCTTGCTGACCCTGCCGTTTCCGTCCGCGTCGGCGCTCTCTTTTAGCCCAACATATTCCTCAACCGAAACGCCCGCACGATACGCCTCCTTCGTTTTCTCGTATGCTTTTCCGGAAAGATAGCTTTTATAGCGGTCATCGGTGTACAGCGTCAGAAACTCCACCGTAGACAAGCCGACGTCTTTCTTGGATGTCTGCGCGTTGATCGCCCACGATTGCATCGCGGTTTTCCCCAAAACACTGCCCTTTGCCACCTCATACCCATAGTCCCGGCATTTCGCCATCAGCTCTACTTGACGCTCCGGCTTTGCTTTCTGATAAGCGCGTGTGCCGATCATGGCCATCATAGTGCCGCTGGTCGTGGTGCCCCGCTTTCGCTGAAAGTCCTGACGCTGTTCGTAGTCCATTTGGGCGGTATGTTTCTTCCCACCCTTGTCCGTGTAAGAAATTTCCTTCGGGATGCGGTTTGTTGGGTAGAAAGAGGTATCCCCCTCAGAACGTTCCCGCAGAGATTCTAACTCCTTAGACAGATTCCCCTGCTGGTAGTGGTTCACCCCAACAGGGTTCAGCATGGAATTAAACAGGCGTTCCGGTGTAGTGCCTTGATATGTCCGCTCATTGCCCAACGTGTCAACAGAGCCGGGGAGCGTTTCCCGCAATCCGGGAATACGGCTTTTCGCCTCCATCGCCAACCGTTCCGTAAAGGTGTCCGCGTAGCCGGTGGACCGTGGGCGGTCATCCACGCCCAGCGTAAACGCCCGCAGAACATTTGGCGTTACGGAGGATACGACTGCACTTGCTCCGTTTTTCAGAAGGGACTGCAGCGGGTCCTTGCCGTATTTAAACACGTCCTTTGTAAAGCTGCCAACAGACTGGATGACCGGCAAGTCTGCCGATGCACTGAGAAACGCGTCCGGGGCCGCCTTGAACGTGGATACAACAGGGTTTCCGTCGCTCTTTGCCATTTCCGCGCCAAGATCCATCAATAGATTCAGCGGTTCCACGGAGGACAGGTCTATCAGCGTGTCACCGTATTGCCATTCGGTGCTGCCGCCGGACAACCAGCGTTTGGTTGCAGACAGGTTCAACTGCGTCCCGGTCATGCCCTCGGCTCGGTTCAGCGCTGCCACCTTTTCATCGTCCTCATCGTCCGCCTTCCGCATGAGGCCCATTTTTACAAGGTTCATAAAGCCGAACGCAATCGCGGTGCCGGTCAGTCCTCTGGCCGCGTTGGATACGCCCTTGGATTGCAGTTCCACATCCGCACCACCGCCCCCAGCGGCCTTTGCAACGGCTTCTGCGATCTCGACAGTGCCCTTTACCGCGTTCAGCGGGGAATACTCCACACCCCGGGAAATAAGGTTGCCTGCCACTCTGGTAAACGGAGCGGCAATGTCACCTGCGCCGAAGGAATGAACGGTACGCCCCTTGATCGTCTTGCCGCTATCCCCCACACCAAGGGCCATATTCAAAATGTCATGGATCTCCTGAATGGCGATGGACATTTTGCTATTGTCCTGAAAGGTACGGTATTTGGCAAGCTGGTCAGCCTGCTTTTTGGCGTAATCCTTGTCCGACGTCTTGATCTTGCCCTCGTCAATCAGTCTTTGCGTATTCGCTTCGGACGCTCTGGCGGCACCCTTGAAAAATTCATCCGTAGCGTTCAAAAGGTATGCCTGGTTCCGCTCCAGAGACGAGATCACCCGGTCTGCAAAATTGCCGTTAGCTTTGAAAGTCCGCTGGCTCCCGGTCCCGTAGCGGGTATTCGTTCCGCTCATGTCCACATCCATTGTGATTTCAGCAATGCTCATACGCATGGCCTTTACAGCCGCTTCCCGCGTCCCCTTTCCAAATACGCTGTCAGCCGCCATGGAGCGGGTTCCTGTCAGCTTGGAAACAGCCATGTCCAACAGAGCGCCGCCCTTCATGGAAAGGGCGTCCAGTGCGTAGAACGATGTGTTTCCGGTGACATTCTTGGATGCCGTCTTTGGGTTCGACAGCATATTCAGAATTTGGATGGTTTTGATCTTTCTGCCAAGGTTGGCGGATGTGGCGTCTGTGCTCATGGCGCTGGTGGAAGCGTAGGCGAACTGCTTGAGCTGGTCAAATGTCAGCGCGTTCAGAGAACTTTCCGCGATGGAGCGGAGCGCCTTACTCTCCTTGCCTGTTACACCGTTCAGAACGCCTCTCGCCTCGGCAACATCCAAAATAATGTCCTTCATGGCGGCGGTGTCCCCGGACTTGACCGCTTCAATATCCGTATCCCATTTTACAATCTGCCGGAAGGTCTCAGTCTTTTCCGCGTCAGACAGGTTGGACCGCTCCAGATTGTCCCATGCGTCCAGCTCCGAAGCCTGACCGCCGTTGTTGTCCTTCCGGCTCCACTTGGCGTTTGCCTGAACACCTTGGCCGGTGGAGGTCTCGTGCTCCCGCATGATTTTCAAGAAGTCAATGTATTCCGTTTCCGGGATCTCAAGCCCATCTGCTTTCCCCTGCAATTCGCGCTGGATCATCCGAGCCGCGTCCATCTGCGGCCCGTTCCATGCCGTCGCGTCATCCAGAGACTGCACCAACTCATGAAACGCGCCCTCGTCCACATCCCGCAGGAAGGTTTTTTGGCCGTCCTTTTTGACGTAGACCAATTCCTCTGCCAAGTGGAGGGATTTCCCTTCCGTCTGGCTCTCGTAGCGGAAGATCTTAGCGTAGTCCTCCCGGTTCAAGCCGGTTGCAGATTCCTGATACTGGTTGTATGGCAGGGTATCCGCAAGGCGGCTGGTTTGTTCCGTGCCCTCCATGCCGGGGGTTGTAAAGCCCTTTCGCGCGCTTCCGAGGTTATCGTAGCCGTCAACTCCGTCCAGCCCATGCCCTCTGGCCTGTACCTCTCCGGCTCCGCGGATGCCCTGCTTGGCAGCCAGATACCCGCTGTTGGGGCCTATCTGCTCGCCGGTCATGGTGGTATAGCCGTTAGAGAGCATATCGTCCAGAATCAGTTCCACCCGCTTGGCTGCCGCCACGTTCTCCTGCCCGCTGTCCTGAACGATCCGCTTGGCCGCGTCAATGATGCTGTCCCGGGAGAGCCCGGTATCGTCCATGGCCTGCCGCAGGGGGGGAGAGGTCTGCGCCGCCTGCTGGACGGTATTGCCCTCCATGGTCCGCTCGTAACGGCGGCTCATGGGCTGCTGGAGGGAGAGGTCCGCATCCGCGATCAGGGCGTTGGCCGCTTCCTGATAATAGTGATGCAGCTCCGGGTGGTCGAACTGGAAGGCGTTTACGTCTCTGCCGCCCAGCGTCTCCAT